AACTAAAACTTTTAAGATTGTTACGAAACATTCATTTAGTTCTGAGTCACCTGCTAAAATCTTACAATATACCAAAGCTCCTAGTGAACACAAAATGGCTTTCAACACACTTGCAGAAGCTGAAGCATACGCAGGCTATGAAGGTAAGGGTAAACTTATCGTTCGAATGGAGGCTAATGATCCACGTCTATATTACGAAGCTTTTGGCTTGAAAATCACTCCCCAAATGCTACAACAACCTTTTAAGCTTTATAAAAGTAAGGGTGGTCTAGTAGTGAACATCTTTAAATGATAATATGATAACAATTAAGGAGATATATATATATCATGGCAAAAAAAGGTAAAATAAAAAAAGCTATCTTAGCTGGTTTAACAGCGTATGCTGCATCGAAGATGATGAAAGGCAAAGGGCCTACAGATTACGAACATGAAGCATCACTAATGAAAAAGAAAGTTCCATTTGTGGAAGACATACCTGGAGACTACAAGCATAAGCATTTACCACCTATGAAAGGACATCCGGGTGGATGGAATTGGGAATCGGATACTTTTTCTTCCCCTCCTAATCCTAAAAAATGGTACGAAAAAAGACCTGACTGGTGGCCTAAGAAAGAAGGAGGCAGTATTTCTGCTTCTGCTTGGAAAAAACATGGTGGTGTTATTAAAAGCCAACATGCTAAAATAGGCAAAATGATTAAAGCTGCTCAAGGTACTTACGCTAGAGAAGACGAATCTCTTGGCATGCGTTTAGGTAAAGGTAAAGGCACTGCAAAAGAAAGAAATATGTCTTATGGCAAGTGGGGTAGTCGTAAAACTGACTGGGCTAAATCAGGTAAAATGATTAAAGCTCGGCACGGCACTATGGTAACAGGTGGCACGGCTTACGTTAGAACTAAACTAAACGGTACTCTTAAGACTAAAACCTACTAAGTAGTAAAACATGGCTGATGTTGAAAAACAGAATGAAGTTCTGGAAGAGGAAGGTCCAGCAACTGAACAAGAGATTGCTGTTGAAGTAGAAAAGCCTAGCGAGGAAGCAGTTAATGAAGAAACGGAAACAACTACACCTCAAGAGGAATTCTATGCCAACTTGGCTGAAGATTTAGACGATAGAGTTTTAGGACGACTAGCATCCAAGCTAGTTGATGATTACCGAAAAGACAAAATATCAAGAAAAGATTGGGAAACTGGTTATACCCAAGGTTTAGATCTTTTAGGATTTAAATATACAGAAATGACCCGTCCCTTTCGAGGGGCAGCTAATGTAACCCACCCTTTGTTAGCAGAAGCGGTTACTCAATTTCAAGCACAAGCTTACAAGGAACTTCTTCCATCCGATGGACCCGTTCGTTGCAAAGTACTTGGAGACGAGACACAGGAAAAACAGCAACAAGCTGATCGTGTCCAAGATTTCATGAATTATATGCTCATGGAGAAAATGGAAGAATATACTCCAGAGTTTGATCAATTATTATTTTATCTTCCCTTAGCAGGATCTGCTTTTAAAAAAATTTATTATGATGCGATTATGGAACGAGCCGTTTCTAAATTTGTTCCAGCAGAAGATTTAGTTGTTCCTTATTACGCAACTGATCTAATGGATTGTGAACGGATTACTCACTTAGTTAAAATGAGTGAAAATGAAGTTCTCAAAAAACAAAAAACAGGTTTTTATAGAGATATTGAATTAAAGCCAGTTCAAACTGGAACAAGCGATATTAAGAAAAAATATGATCAACTAGAAGGTATTGTACCTACAGCAGATATACAAACTAATTTTAATATTTTAGAAATGCATGTTGATTTGAATTTAGAAGAATTTGAAACTCAAAATCCTGAAAAGGAAGTTAAAATTCCTTATATTGTAACTGTAGATGAAGGATCTAGCCAAGTATTATCTATTTATCGTAATTATGAACCTGATGATCCTACTCATAGACGTAAAGAATATTTTATTCATTATAAATTTTTACCAGGTTTAGGTTTTTACGGTTTTGGCTTAATTCACATGATTGGTGGATTATCTAGAACTGCAACAACTGCTTTAAGACAACTTCTTGATGCTGGAACACTTAGTAATTTACCAGCAGGCTTTAAATCGAGAGGAATTCGAATTAGAGATGATGATCAACCTTTTCAACCTGGAGAATTTAGAGATGTAGACGCTCCTGGAGGAAATATTAAAGATCAATTTCAAATGTTACCTTTTAAAGAGCCTTCTGTAACATTATTTAACTTAATGGGCTTTGTAGTAAACGCAGGACAACGTTTTGCATCTATTACAGATATGGCAACAGGCTCAGATGTGCAAAATAGAGCTGTTGGTACTACTGTTGCTCTTTTAGAACGTGGTTCGAGAGTCATGACAGCCATTCATAAGCGTTGCTATTACGCAATGCGTAACGAATTTAGACTGGTTGCAAAAGTTTTTGGAACTTTTTTACCTCCAGTTTATCCCTATGCTGTTTACGGAGCAGACCGAATCATTAAATCACAAGATTTTGACGAGCGTGTTGATGTTATTCCAGTTGCAGATCCAAATATTTATAGTTTAAGCCAAAGAGTAACTCTGGCTAGTGAAAATTTAAAAATTGCACAGTCCAATCCTCAAATGCACAACCTTCGTGAAGCATACAGACGAATTTATGAGGCTCTTGGAACACGAGACATCGATAAAGTTTTAAAACCCGAGCCTCCTGTTGTTCCTAAAGATCCAGCAATTGAAAATATGGAAGCTTTACAGATGAAACTTCCAAAAGCGTTTCCAGAACAAGATCATCAAGCTCATATATCATCGCATACTACATTTATGGCTACTAGAATGGTACAAGTTAACCCAATGGTGTATGCTTTACTTCAAGGACATGTTTCAGAACACGTAAGCTTGCTGGCTCAAGGAGAAGTAGGAGCTATGATTCAAAATAGTCCTGAAATGCAACAAATGTTGTCTGAAGATCCTGAAGGAGCAGAAATTAAAGTTGCTGGAATGATTGCACAAAAATGTGCAGAAATTACAGCAGAATTAGTTCAAAAAGAACAAATGGGTAAACAAAAAGATCCGTTAGTTGCTTTGAAAGAAAGAGAACTTGATTTGAAAGCAATGGATATGCAAAGAAAAGCAACAGAAAGCTCTCAAGACATGGAAATGACAGATTCTCAGTTTGAAGAAAAAACTGATGTTGATAAAATGAAATTAGAAGAAGACGAAGATCAAGCAAGAGAAAGAATTAGAATTGCTGACGAAAAAATTGATCAAGCAGCAGTACTCGCTAGAGAAAAAATGGATATGACTCGGGATATTGCAGGTGCAAAACTTGGAGTCGAAAAAATGAAAAGAACGGCTGAAAATAAAAGAACGAAAGAGATGGGTAAGAAAAAATGAAACAATCAAAATTAATTACTGTTCCTATTAAAGCACGATCTTCTAAAAAGCATCCAGAAGTTCATCTTGCTTACATTACAGATAAAGAACAAGATTTATTAATTAAAAAAGATTTATATAATTCGTTAAAAGGAAAACCTAATAGAGGACCAGGAGGTCTACCAAGTCTCGAAGGAGATTTTGGAAGTCCAACAGGAGATAAATATGAGCCAGCAGGACCAGATAAGTATACAGGCCCTAAAGCTACAGGTGAAGGTGGTCAAAAGTATACACGGACTTCAACTGCTAAAACAACAGATGGTACCTCATCTGCTAAAAATTTTGGTTTAGCTACCAGCATTGCGAAGGGTAATATATGGACTACAGCTCTTAATTTACTTACACGACCATTCAAGAAAAAAGGACCAACTAAAACAGAAATGACAGCGGCGTCGGAAGATGCATATAAAACTAAATCGATGAGTTATTACAAGGACAAGTTTAATCCACCACCTCGTAATGGAGCAGGAAATAGACCATTAACAACTTTAGTTACTCAATCAGTTGTTACTTCTCCAACGGCCGATAAAGCGCATGAGTGGGATTTTAAAGCGTATGACAATAAACAAGCAAGTGCCCCATCAAATGTTTATGATTATAATAAAGCTCCTTATGCTAAGAAGGGAAAACTTATACGTAAGTATGCAACAGGACAAGAAATTAAAAATTTTTCTAAAGGAAAAAGATTTGGACCCCCTCCATTAAAAGGACCCGATCCTCAAGGATTACAGGTTATTTTAGAAAATTCAGATTATTTTAAGAAATTGATAGGATAAATTATGGCCTGGTTTAATTTAATATCCTTGGCGACTAAGGCTGGTTTACACATTTATAAGAACAGGCAACACCAGAAGATGTTAATGTCTGACGCTGCCCGTTCACACGCAGAAAAAATGGCCCAAGGAAAAATTGAATATAGTGGCAAGGTTCTAGAAGCCCACGATAAAGGATTTAAGGACGAGATCGTTTTATTTATTATTATTATGCCCATCATTCTGATTGCCTGGTCCGTTTTCAGTGGGGATCCCGCAGCTCAAGAAAAACTCGATCTCTTTTTTCATTATTTTAACTCTCTTCCTACATGGTTCGTTTGGCTTACAGTCGGAATTTTTGGAAGTATTTATGGCTTGAAACCAGGTCTAGATATGTTTAAAAAGAAGTAAGGAGGAACCAATGGCTAAAAAAAAGAAAAAAATTAAAAAGAAAACTAAAAAGAAAACTAAAAAGAAAATAAGATAATGGTGATAGCAGGCGATAGTATCAAATATAGTATTTTTAAAAAAGCCTGCTTTCAACAACATGCTTGATCCTTATACACTAAGTCGAATTACAAAACGTATTAATGAGCAAATAACGCTTATTACTCAACACATTTGCCATGGTGTAGACACGGTTGAACAACTACAGTATTCTAAGGGCAAACTCAATGCATTAGAAGCATTGCTTCAGGACTTAAAAGACCTGCAAAAGGAGAATATTGATGGAGACGACGATAACAAAACCCAAAGGATTAGAAATCCCTAATCCGACCAATTCTAAAAGAGAATCAGTACCTACAAGTCCAGAAGGAGTTAAAGATTATATTAACATCCTTCCGAAACCCGTAGGCTATCGTATGTTGATTAGACCTTGGTCTGGAGAAAAGAAAACTAAAGGTGGAATTATTTTATCCGATGCAACTCATGAAATGATTGAGATGACAACTGTTGTTGGCTTAGTCATCATGATGGGGGATCTTTGTTATAAAGATGAAAAAAAATTCCCTAGTGGCCCTTGGTGTAAAGAAGGGCAATTTGTAATTTATGG